ATCTGGAGGCCTTGGGCCTGGTGAGCCGGCTGGATCGGAACCTGCTTATCGACTGGTGTCGGGTGACCGGCATGATCGAGGACCTCGAGGCCGCCTGGCGGCGCAAGGTCAACCTGATGGTCGACAACGGCGTCGACTACGCCGAGGCGGTCGAGCGCTGCGCCATCGACATCACGCCGAGCGGGTACCGGCAGCAGAGCGCGCTGGTGTCCCTGCTGCGCAGCTACCGCGACGAGCGGTTGCGCCTGGCGGCGCAGTTCGGACTGTCGCCGAGCGCGCGGGCGCGGGTCATCCCGTCGACCAACAGCGGGCAGCTCGGCCTGCCTGGTGTCGACGATCCAGTGGCCAACAGGCTGGCGCACCTGCGATCGGTCTGACGCATGCACGGCTACGTCGAGCGTGCGCTGCGCTACGCGCGCGCGGTGGCGGCCGGCGAGGTCAGCGCCTGCAAGTGGGCGAAGCTGGCGTGCGAGCGGCAGCTGCGCGACCTGGAGCGCGCCGAGCGCGACGAATCATGGCCGTACGTCTTCGACGCCGACCGCGCCGAGCGGCCGTGCCTGCTGATCGAGTGCCTGCCGCACATCAAGGGCCGCTGGAAGACGCCGACCATCCTGCTCGAGGACTGGCAGTGCTTCATCGAGACCACGGTGTTCGGCTGGGTGCGGCGCGACACCGGCGCGCGGCGCTTCCGCACCGCCTATACGGAGGTGCCGCGCAAGAACGCCAAGTCGACGCTGACCAGCGGCAACGCCATCTACATGCTGGCCTGCGACGGCGAGGCCGGCGCCGAGGTCTACAGCGCCGCCACCACCGGCGACCAGGCGCGGATCGTCTTCGACGTCAGCAAGAGCATGCTGCGGCGCGACCCGCGCATCGCCGGGCAGTTCGGGGTCGGCGTCGGCGAGCACGCGATCTTCGTGCATGAGCTGGCCAGCACCTTCAAGCCGCTGAACGCCGAGGGCTCGACGCTCGACGGCCTGAACGTGCACTTCGCCAGCGTCGACGAGCTGCACGCGCACAAGCGGCGCGACGTCTGGGACGTGCTGGCCACCGCCACCGGCAGCCGCGCGCAGCCGCTGCTGTGGGCCATCACAACCGCCGGCTCTGACCGGGCCGGCATCTGTTACGAGCAGCGCGACTACGTGCTGAAGCTGCTCGAGGGCGTCATCGACGACGACAGCTACTTCGGCATCGTCTACACCATCGACGACGGCGACGACTGGACCGACGAGCGCGTCTGGCACAAGGCCAACCCGAACCTCGGGGTAAGCGTCAGCCTCGACGACCTGCGGGCCAAGGCGCGCTTTGCCATGCAGATGCCGAGCGCGCAGTCGAACTTCCTGACCAAGCATCTGAACGTCTGGGTCAACGCCGACACCAGCTGGATGGACATGCGGGCGTGGGAGGCCTGCGCCGACCGCAAGTTGAAGCTGGAGGATTTCGCCGGGCAGGAGTGCTTCATCGGCATGGACCTGGCCGAGAAGCACGACTTCGCCGCGCTGGTGCTGGCCTTCGAGCGCGACGGCAAGGTGGTCGTCTTCCCGCGGTTCTACCTGAACGAGCACGCGGTCGAGACGGGTGCCAACTCGCAGTACGACGGCTGGGCGCGCGCCGGCCACATTCAGGTCAACGACGGCAACGCCACGGACTTCGACGGAATCGCCGACGACCTGCGCCGCTACTGTCAGATGTTCAGGGTGCGCGAGATCCCGTTCGATCCAGCGCTGAGCCGCTACTTCGCCACCAAGCTGGTCGAGGAGGGGCTGCCGCTGGTGGAGGTGCGCCAGGCGCCGCTGTTCTTCACCCAGCCGCTGATCCAGATCGCCAACCTGGTGCTGGAGGGCAAGCTGCGTTTCGACGGCAACCCGGTGCTCACCTGGATGGTCAGCAACGTCGCCGTGCGCACCAGCCGCATCACGCAGCTGCAGCACCCGGTCAAGACGCGCGACGAAAACAAGATCGACGGCGCGATCGCCATGTTCCTGGCGCTCGGCCGAATGATCACGCCGGCCGAGCCGCCGCCCAAGTACCAGATCCTGTTCGTGTGAGGCCCCATGACCCACCGCGCCTATAGCACCATCACCATCAAGACCTTCGACGAGGCGAAGCGGACATTCACCGGCATCGCCTCCACGCCAACGCCGGACCGCATGGGCGACGTCGTCGAGCCGAAGGGCGCCAGCTTCAAGCTGCCGATCCCGCTGCTGTGGCAGCACGACCACGCCGACCCGATCGGCTGGGTCCGTTCGGCCAAGGTCACCGCCGCCGGCATCGAGGTCGATGGCGAGATCGCCAGCGTGCCGGATGCCGGGCCGCTGCGTGACCGCCTGAACAACGCCTGGCAGATGATGCGCGCCGGCCTGGTCCGCGGCCTGTCGATCGGCTTCCGCGCGCTGAAGGACGGCGTCGAGCTGCTCAAGGACAACTCCGGCCTGCGCTTCAAGCAGTGGGAGTGGCTGGAACTGTCCGCCGTCACCATCCCGGCCAACCAAGAGGCCACCATCACAGCCATCAAGACCGCGGCGCAGGCCGCACCGCCGCCCGGCGTTCCGGGGGCACAGCCAAAGGCCGCCGCGAGCGGCCTTTTTTGTCCCTCCGCACAAGGAACAACCATGAAGACGCTACAGGAGCAGCTCGCCGAGCTGCAGGCCGCGAAGGCCACCGCGACCGCCCGCATGGGCGAGATCGCCAAGACCGTCGAGACCGACGGCCGCAAGTCGTTCTCCGCCGAGGAGCGCGCCGAGTTCGACGGCCTGACCGCCGAGCTGGAGCAGATCGACGACGCCATCCGCATCAAGCAGGCGCAGATCGTCAACGCCGGCGCCGCCGTTCCGGTCAAGTCGTACCTCGAAGCCCGCCAGGCGCCCGCCGTCGTCAAGAAAGACGTCGACGACAAGTTCCAGGGGCAGTCGTTCGTCCGCATGGTCATCGCCAAGGCGATCGCCAGCATGGAAGGCGTCGACCCGATCCGCGTTGCCGAGGCCCGCTACGGCAAGAGCAACCCGCGCCTGGTCCAGTGGATCAAGGCCGACGTCGCCGGCGGTGCCACGATCTCCGGCGAGTGGGGCACCGAGCTGCAGCGGCTCGACGGCCTGTTCACCGGCGACTTCATCAGCTACCTGTACGGCCGCACGCTGTTCGACAGCCTGCCGCTGCGCACGGTGCCGGCGAACGTCACCATCAAGGGGCAGGACGGCGCCAGCACCGGCTACTGGGTCGGCGAGGGCAAGGCCATCAACGTCACCACGGGCGACTTCTCGACCACCAACCTGCGGCCGCTGAAGGTCGCCGCGCTGGCGGTGATCAGCAACGAGCTGATCCGTGACTCGAGCCCGTCTGCCGAGATGCTGGTCCGCGACTCGCTGGTCGAGGCCTCCAGCCAGAAGATCGACAGCACGTTCTTCTCGAACGCCGCTGCATCGTCGAACGTCTCGCCGGCCGGCATCCTCAACGGCCTCACCGCAGGCACCTCCGCCGGCACCACGGCCGCCAACCTGCGCACCGACATCCAGAGCCTCTACGCCGCGTTCATCTCGGCGAAGAACGCTTCGGGTCTCGGCTTCGTCATGACGCCGTCGCTGGCCAAGGCCATCAGCCTGATGACCACCGACCTCGGCATCGCCGAATTCCCTGGCATGTCGGGCGGCAGCCCCACGCTGGCCGGCGACCCGGTCTGGACTGGCGACAACGTCGGCGCCGGCGACCTGATCCTGATGAAGCCGTCGGAGATCTACAAGATCGGCGACGGCGGCGTGCAGGTCTCGGTCAGCCGCGAGGCCACCATCGAGATGGCCGACAACCCCGGATCGGAGTCCCTGGGCCCCACGGACTTCACCGGCAAGGTCGTCTCGATGTTCCAGACCGAGAACACGGCCATCAAGGTCGTGCGCTCGATCAACTGGGCCAAGCGCCGCACGCACGCGGTCCGCTACATCGGCGACGCCGACTACGGCTCGACCACGAGCTGGGATAACCCGTAAGGGGCTGAGATCGGCGGGGCTTCGGCCCCGCCTTTCCTTCCATGAAAGAACTGATCGCTCTCCGCCCGATGACCTACGGGCCGCGCAGGATGCGCGTCGGCGAGGTCTTCTCCGCGCAGGATTCGCACGCCCGCCTGCTGGTGGCCGTCGGCCGCGCGCGGCCTATCGACCGCCCGCCGCCGCAGTGCGAGGTGCTCGAGGAAGCCGCCCTGGCCGCCGCGCAGCAGCCGAAAGGGCAGCGCCGCAAGCGCACGTACAAGCGCCGCGACATGCAGGCGGAGGACTGACATGCGATTGTTCGGCTTCGAGATCACCCGCGCGCCAAGGCAGAAGTCGCTGAACCAGCCCTACGACCGCGGCTGGACGACCATCTGGGAAAGCTACGCCGGCGCCTGGCAGCAGAACGTCACCGTCGACGTCACAGCCGTGCCGTCGCACCCGATCGTCTGGTCATGCGCCACGCTCATCGCCGGCGACATCTCCAAGCTCGCCCTGCGCCTGATGCGCCGCCGCGGCCAGATCTGGGTCGAGGAGGAGAACCCGGCCTACTCGCCGGTGCTTCGTCGTCCGAACGGCTACCAGCTGCGGCAGTCGTTCGTCGAGCACTGGATCCTGTCCAAGCTGTTCCGCGGCAACACCTACGTGCTCAAGGAGCGCGACGCGCGCGGCGTGGTC